GGAGATAGAAGAGGTTTTCATATATTTGATACAGAAACTTTTGATTTGGAGTTTATAGAGAATCCTTATACTATGTTTGAAAGAGTTTATTATGAAGATAATAATTCTAAGTTATATGATGCAAGACATTTGAAGGATAAGATAGTTAAACTTATTGTACGTAAGAAGTCTAGTCAATTAGAATTTGATAAATTTATTGATAAAATTAATAAAGCAGGTTGTTATGATCTTAAGGTAGTTGAGAATTTTACTATAGATGATGAGAGTGTGGATTTCACCCAAGATGAATATGAAAATACCTTAACACTTTTAAATAAATATATTGAAGACTCAGATTTTGATTTAGATAAAGAAGTAGTGAAAGATATTATGAAAGATGTCTATAGAGAAGCTTGTGAATTTGAATAATGTATCTCCTTTCAATAAAAGGTAAAGAACACGAAGGTGCTTATTCCGTTTCTGATGAGGACGGTGAAAGAGCATTGTATCTTTTTGAGGAAAGAGATGATGCAGAAAGATATGCTGGATTATTAGAAGCAGAGGATTATCCACCAATGTCTGTAGTGAGTGTAGAGGAAGAGCTTGCAATTCAGACATGTGAGGTGTATAATTATAGGTATGTTGTAATAACCAAAGATGACTTTGTGATTCCGCCACGAGAGCATGATATTATTCAAACAGATAAGATGGCGTAATTTTCTCTCTACTGGGAATCAATTTACGGAAATAGATCTTACAGAGTCATCAACCAATTTAATAATTGGTACTAATGGTGCTGGTAAGAGTACTATTCTTGATGCCTTAACTTTTTCTCTTTTCAATAAACCATTTCGTAAGATAAGTAAAGGTCAGTTGGTTAATACTATCAATGAAAAGGATTGTGTTGTTGAGATAGAATTTGCTATTGGGAAAACTGAGTGGAAAGTAATAAGAGGTATTAAACCTAATGTTTTTGAAATTTATAAAGATGGAGAATTACTGAATCAAAATTCTGCAGCAAATGATCAGCAGAAGTGGTTAGAAGAACAGGTATTAAAGTTAAACTATAAGTCATTCACACAGATTGTAGTATTGGGTAGTGCATCCTTTGTACCATTCATGCAATTGACTGCACCTAATAGAAGAGAAGTTATTGAAGATCTTTTAGATATTAAGATATTCTCTGTTATGGGATTGATTCTTAGGGAAAGAATTAGAGGATCAAATGAAAGGTTAAGGGAATTTTCTATTAGAAATAATCTTATAGAAGAGAAGATTGATATGCAAAAGAGTTTTATTGAAGAATTAGAAGCAAGTGGAAAGAAAGATATAAGCGAGAAGAAAGATAAAATAAAAGAAATTAATGAAGAAATTAATGCATATGAATCTGAATTAGAGGAGATGAGTGATGAGTTGAATGTGATTAATAAAGATGTAGAAATGTTTTCAGGTAGTAACAAAAAGTTAAGAAAGTTGGGTAACTTGAGAGGTAAGTTATCTCAAAAGGTAGCAACCATTACTGAAGAGCATAAGTTTTTCACAGATAACACGGTTTGCCCTACTTGTACCCAATCTATCGAGGAGGAATTTCGTATAGATAGAATTAATGATGCTAAATCTAAAGCCAAAGAACTTGAAAAAGGTTACAAGGAATTAGAGGAAGCTATCAGACTTGAAGAGGAAAGAGAAAACCAATTCAAGGTATTTACCTCGGAGGCATCCAAACTAACGCATGAAATTTCTAAAACCAGTACAAGGATTTCTGGACTTCAAAATCAGACCAGAGACATTGAACAAGAAATTCAAAGAATTAGAGAACAAAGAGAAAGTCGAACTACTGAAAGACATGCGTTAGAAAAACTAATAGGAGAACTGGAAGGACTCCAGAGGGATCAATCACAAGAGAGTGAGAAAAACGTTTATAACGAATTTGCTCATGCCTTGATGAAGGATGGTGGTGTTAAATCAAAGATTATTAAACGTTACTTACCGTTAATGAATCAGCAGATAAACAAGTATCTGCAGTTGATGGATTTCTATATCAATTTTTCTTTGGATGAAGAATTTAAAGAAAGTGTAAAATCCCCTATACATGATAAGTTTGTTTATGAATCATTCTCTGAAGGAGAGAAAATGAGGATTGACCTTGCACTTCTTTTTACATGGAGAGAGATTGCACGGATGAAAAACTCTGCTAACACTAATCTATTGATTCTTGATGAGATATTTGATAGTTCATTAGATGGATTTGGTACTGAATATTTCACTAAGATTATTAAATATGTTGTGAGTGATGCAAATGTATTTGTAATTTCTCATAAGACAGATGATCTTATTGATAATTTTGATAAAGTTATCAGGTTTGATAAAATTAAAGGATTTAGTAAAAAATTATGAAAATTTTAGTAACAGGACATGAAGGTTTTATTGGCAGTCATGTATACGAACATTTAAAAAGTCTTGGACATGATCTTCGTGGAATAAGTTTTCCATCAGACATTGCAGATTTTAGGGGTGAAACTACTCCAAGATTTGATTTAGTAATTCATCTTGCTGCATTTGCTAATATAAGAGGGAGCCTAGAAAATCCTGATGTATTTTGGGAAAACAATGTAGAAAAGTCTAGACCAATATTTGAGTATTGTAGAAGATATAATGTTCGTTGTTTGTATGCAAGTTCTTCTGCTGTACATGAATGGTGGATTAATCCTTATGCTATTACTAAAAAGGTTAATGAAGTACAAGCACCACCAAATAGTGTTGGTATGAGATTCTATAATGTATGGTCAGAGAAAGGTAGTAGGTCGGATATGCTTTATAGAATGTTGCAAGATAAGACTGCACTATATCTTACAAGACATAGAAGAGATTGGATACATGTACATGATGTAGCAAGAGCAATTTGTTTCTTAATTCCAGATAAGTATAGAGGTGTCATTGATATTGGTACAGGAAAAACCACATCTGTATTGGAACTTGCAGAGAAAATGGGAATGGGAGATCTTCCTATTAAAGAGGAAACACCAGGAGAGAGGGACGAAACCTGTGCTGACACAACAGAGTTGACAAAATTGGGATGGCATCCTACAATAAATATACTTGACTTTGCAAGCCCATGACAATTAGAACTCATACAATAACCAAAAAGAATCCTAAGCACTCTCAGGAGTGGTCATGGGAAGAAACCCCTGAAGTACTAGCCGCATTGGAGAAACTCCATGAAAGTTCCAAATTGGCAGCATCACTCAAAGAAGGAGCAAAAAAGAAACCTAAAGCCCCAAATGCTGCGACAAGCAAAAGAAAGACGTAGACACTTGATAAACCGTCTACAGAAGCGTCCTAACGGACGCTTTTCTAGTATAATAGGTTTATACGAAACAAAGTAATGACACTTAAACACGAAATTAAATCCCAACTTGCTAAACTTCTTGCTACGGAAGATCTTATTGTTGAGCATAAGCAATGTGAAACTGCAGAGTTTAATGTTGGTACTCGTGTATTGACATTACCATTATGGGATAAGGCAAGTGGTACTGTATATGATATGTTGGTTGGTCATGAGGTAGGACATGCACTCTTTACTCCTGACAGAGATTGGTTTAGAGAAGTTCAAATGCCACCACAGTTTGTAAATATCGTAGAAGATGTTAGAATAGAGAAATTGATGAAACGCAAGTATGCAGGACTTGCAAAGACTTTCTATCACGGTTATGAGGAACTAAACAATGATGATTTTTTTAGGATTGACGATGAAGATATTAGTACTCTTAATCTTGCTGACAGGATTAATTTATTCTATAAGATTGGTAACTTCGTTGATATACCTTTTTCAACTGCTGAAAAGGAGATTGTCAATTTAGTAGATACTTGTCAGACATTTGATGATGTTTTAGAAGTTTCTAAGAAACTTTATGATTATTGCATGGATACAAAGAATAAAGAGAATGTTAATGAGCAAGTATCTCCTGATTCAGAAGATGGAGAAGAGGATCCAGATTTTCAACCACAACCACAAAGTGGTCAAGATTCTAAAGATTTGGATGATATGAGTGATGAGGAGTTATTGGAAGAGTTAAATAAACCAGTACAGAAAGGTGAACCAGAAGAGTCAAATACAGAACCATCACCAAAACCTCAACCAGCTAAACAAAATAATGATCTAGATCTTAAGACTGTAGAAGCATTAGAAGATGCACTTAAGGATCTTACTAATACAGATTCAAGAAATGAGACTTCTTACTTTGAGTTACCCAAGTTGAGACTAGATAGAGTTATTGTTCCTAATGCTGAGATACATGAGCAGTGTGAAGTAGCATGGTCACCAGCAGGTGATGAAGAATATCGTGCTAGAATGGAGAGATATGGTATTGAATCACATCTTCCAACAAACAGATTTGAGTACGCAGATCAGGAGTATGTTAAATTCAAAAGAAATGCACAAAAAGAAGTCAATTATCTGGTCAAAGAGTTTGAGTGTCGCAAGGCAGCTTCGAGTTATGCTCG